TCCCGTATGAACCAGAATTAAACACGGTGCGCGCAGGTGTATCAGCAAAACGGCTTGGATCGTTTCGTGGATTCTCAACAAACTTGGCAACATTTTATGTTCGTTTCAGCGGACCATCGGCTGTAATTATTGACATGGCTGGCAAGGGCAAAATACCAACTAAACAAGGCAGCGCTATGGTTCGCGGTTTATCTAATAAATTTGGGCCGCCTTCGCGCATTATGTGGCCAGCATGGGAACGCAACCGATATAAAGTTGAGGACGAAATACGCGATTTAATTGACAACCTGATGGATCGAGTGCGAAAGGAAATGAAGTAATGGCGATATCTATACCTATCGTCACCGAATTTGATGGCAAAGGCCTATCGAAGGCGATGGCCGAATTTAAACAGTTAGAAGGCGTCGGCGCTAAATCTGCGTTTGCATTAAAAAAAGCGATGTTGCCAGCAATCGGTGTTTTAGGTGGTTTGGCAACTGGTTTAGGTTTGGCAACTAAGTCGGCTGCTGAGGATCAGAAAGCGCAAGAACTATTAGCACAACAGTTGCGTAGTAGCGCTGGCGCTACTGAGGAAGCGGTCGCCGCCAATGAGGATTTTATTTCGGGCATGTCGCGTGCGTTTTCGGTGGCTGATGACCAGTTGAGGCCAGCGATGTCAAATCTAGTTAGGTCGACTGGATCGGTTGAGGCTGCACAAGATTTGATGAACACAGCGCTGGATATAAGCGCGGCAACTGGCAAAGATTTAGAGTCGGTCACGCTGGCATTGGGTAAGGCATACAACGGGTCAACTGCTGCGCTAACAAAATTAGACCCGTCGCTTAAAGGCGTTATAACTTCCGAATCAAGCATGGCAGAAATTACTGATGCGTTAGCGGTGTCGTTTGGTGGTGCTGCGACAACTGCAGCGATGTCATTTGAAGGCCGTATGGCTGGCATGAAAATAGCGATGGACGAAACCAAAGAATCGATTGGTGCTGCGCTGTTGCCTGTGTTGCAAAAGTTGTTAGAAATTTTAGAGCCAATGGCGGCATGGGCACAAGAAAACACAAAAGCATTTTTAATCATTTCAGGTGTTGTTGGCGGTTTTGCAGCCGCGATCGTGATCGCCAACATCGCTATTAAAGCATGGACTATCGCCACACAGATCGCCACAGGCGCGCAGGCGGCGTTTAACTTTGTTATGTCAGCGAATCCGATAGCGCTAGTCATTCTTGGCATTGTTGCGTTCGTTGCCGCGCTAGTTGTCTTATACAAACGATTTGAGATCGTGCGAACCGTAGTCGACTCTGTGTTTAGTTTTATCAAAAACGGTGTCACCGCCAGTTTAGATTTTTTAAAAGATTACATAACAGGCGTGCTAAACATTTACCGTTCAATTTTTAACGCCATCGCAAAACTATGGAACAGCACCATTGGCAAACTGGCGTTTAAATTCCCTGATTGGGTGCCAGGTTTTGGTGGCAAAGGTTTTAGCGTGCCGAACATACCGATGTTGGCTGAAGGCGGAATAGTTACATCGCCAACATTGGCGCTGATTGGCGAAAAAGGCCCTGAAGCAGTTGTGCCGTTGGGGCGCGGTGGCGGTGTTGGTGGTATCACCGTCAATGTAACTGGCGGTTTGTCGACTAGCGCCGAGATCGGGCAAGCGGTCGTTAACGCTATTCGGGCATACAACAGGTCAGCAGGGCCAGCACAAATTCAGGTCGCATAATGGCAGGCACAGCGATTGTTGGCGCTGGTAACTACACGCTAGAAATTGACACAGGTTTTATTCAAGACGCATTTTTGCTTGACGACCCAGTTGCAGGCGTACTAAACAATTTGCAATATGTACTTGACGGCACAACTAACTTTGCTGATGTAACTACAGGCATCAATTCAATTAGCGTGAAACGCGGCAGACGCGATCAAGGCGACCAATTCAGCGCAGGCACAATGGTGCTAAATATGTTGGACACCAGCGGTATTTTCAATCCGTTCGATCAGCAGTCGCCATATTACGATTCAGCAACAGCGCAACCAGGATTAGCACCAATGCGGAGAGTGCGACTAGCACGCTATTCGACAACCAATGTCAAAGAATATTTATTTAACGGTTACATCGTAAATTTTGACTACAATTTTGCGTTAGGTGGACTCGATACAGTAACGGTTTATTGTGCAGACGATTTTTATTTATTGGCACAAACATTTTTAGATGAATTTAATGTGTCAGAGGAATTGTCTAGCGTACGATTGACAGCAGTTTTAGATTTGCCCGAAGTTGACTTCCCAATAGCACAACGCAACATTTCTACAGGCACACAGACGCTTGGCGGCGCGTCCGCGTTCACCGTCGAGGCAGGCACTTCATCGCTTGAATACTGCACACGGATTAACAGCGCAGAACAGGGCAGATTGTTTATGTCTCGTGATGGCGATCTAACATTCCAGCCACGCATCGGCAACACGCTTAGCGCATCAGTTGCAGATTTTCACGATGATGGAACAAATCTGCCGTTTGATTCTTTAGGCATATCATTTGAAGCGGATCAAGTTGTTAATCGTGCAGCGGTCGCTATCGCTGGCGGCGATCAACAGATAGCAGATGATGCAGCCAGCCAAGCAAAATATTTTATACAAACAACTAGCATCACCGATTCGCTGTTACATAGCGACACAGCCGCGTTGGCGTTGGCAAATTACCTTTTGTCGCCAGAACCTGAGGCACGCTACACAGCGGTCGGCACAAACCTAAACAAACTGACCACAGCACAGCGCGACACGATTGCGGTAGTCGACATAGGCGACACGATCAGCATAGAAAAATCGTTTGCTAGCGGTAACACAACGACACAACTGGCGCAGGAACTAAGTGTCGAAGGCATAGAACACACCATCACGGTCAGCAACGGCCATTCGATCATGTATTTTACCGCACCAACGACCATCGTTTATGAACTAATTTTGAACGACGCGGTGTTTGGCATCATCGATTCAACTAATGTTTTAGGATAAAGTGAGGCATTATGGCAACTAGACAAGATTTTACTTCAGGGCAAGTTTTAACGGCCGCCGAATTAGATGCAGTCGCCACAGCGATGATTGCGATTAACGCACAGACTGGCACGACATATACAACGGTGTTGGCTGATGACGGCAAACTTATTACCGCTGACAACGCGTCACCGATTGCGCTAACAATTCCGCCTAATTCGAGTGTTGCTTATGGTGTTGGTACGCAGATAAACATTATGCAACTTGGCGTTGGCACGGTAACGATCACAGCAGGTGCGGGCGTGACACTTCGAAGCGCTGGCAGTAAATTAAAAACAGGCGCGCAGTATGCGGTGGCTACTTGTGCCAAGATTGCTACAGATATTTGGGTTGTTGTCGGCAATTTGTCGGCATAGATCATGCAAATTTTTGCGTTTGGCGGCGTTAATCCGCCAACAGCGGTTGATTATCTTGTTGTGGCTGGCGGTGCTGCTGGTGGAGCCGGTGCAACTAGCGGTAGCCGTGGTGGTGGCGGTGGTGCTGGCGGCGGTTTGAGAAGCACCGTGACCGCAAGCGGTGGAACTCCTGGCACAGTTGAGTCGGCGTTATCGGTCACGGCTGGTGTTGCGCTGACTGTGACCGTTGGTGCTGGTGGCACAGCAGGTCAAGGAATTAACAGCGGTGATGTTGGTACGGCTGGCAACGATTCTGTGTTCAGCACAATCACTTCAACGGGTGGTGGTCGTGGTGGTAGTGAAAATGCAAACGCGTCAAGTGGTGGGTCGGGTGGTGGCGGTTGCGCCGCTGGCACAGTCGCTACAGGTGCAGCAGGCACAGCCAATCAGGGTTTCGCTGGAGGTAACGCCGCTGTCGCCACTCAAACGGGCGGTGCCGGTGGTGGTGGTGCTGGTGCGGTCGGGTTGAATTCAACTGCGAGTATTTTCATTGGCGCAAACGGCGGCGCAGGTGTCAGCGTTGCAATCAGCGGTTCAAGCGTCGGTTACGGTGGTGGCGGTGGCGGCGGCGCAACTTCAGGAATCAACGCAGCACCAGGCCTAGGTACAGACGGTGGTGCTAATGGTGGCAGGCAACTGACTGACCCAGTTGCAGGCACAACGAATCGTGGCGGTGGCGGTGGCGGTGGCGCAAATTCGCCGACCCTCGGCAACGGTGCAGGTGGTTCAGGCATAGTTATATTG